GAGAGAAGATGTCTAAACTTCTTCAATATAGCTTTATAAGATTCTTCTGCTTTAGCCTTATTGTCCTTTCTTGGATATAGAGACCAAAAGCTTTTAAAATCAGAATCATAGGCTTTAGTATTATCTTTAGTATTATCTTTTGTGTCTTCTTTAGTATTGGGGGGTGTGGAGACCAGTAGGCTAGGGGTTTGTGGACTAGGGGGGGTAGGGGTCTCTAGACCCATAGGGGGGGTGTCTGTAGACCTAAGGGTCAGGAAGTACCTATTAGATGTATTACCTCCATCATCTTTAAACCTTCTTTGTATTTTTAGAAGACCTAGACTCTCAAACTCTTTTACAATCTTAGCAATATGCTTTGGGTCTTTTAGACCTGCTAACTTTGCAATATGAGTATAACTGGGATAGCAACTATTCTGATCATCACAGTAGTTAGCTAGTAAGATTAAGATTAATCTCTTAGTTGGTGTTTGACCTTCAAATTGAATCTTCAGTGCTTTGTTCAGACATTCTATAGACATAGTTCTTTCCCTCGTTGTTTTTTATTTTGGTTTGTTAAGATAATCATAATTAATATTTAAGTCAATACAAATTGGATTAAGAATTAATTTATTACTCCTTCCATTGATAATCTTCGTGTTCATGTAGTCTTTGTTCAATCGCTTCAAGTAGACACTCTTCCACTTCTTTCCATGTATAAAGTTCACCACTGTATTCTTTTTCATTTATGTTGACGAACTTGTTTCTGTAAAACTCGTATTCATTAATATGATAGAACTCACCCCACTTATCTAAAAGTTTTTTCACCCTTTGTTTAGGTGAGGTTCTTTTCTTAATATATCTTTTAGGCTCAGGTATGGGAGTGGTGCATACAGCTTTAAATGGTTTTAGTCTTTTGGTTAATACTTTTCTAGATAGAGTTCTTTCAAAATCTCTAAACTCAACATTCGCGTCATTCATACTTTTAACCAAATCTTTAATATTAGGTTGATCAGGATGAAGGTGATGTAAAAGCAAACAATACTCAGAAACAAATCTACCATTGTGTCTATCATTAGAAAGGCAATGTGCATATTCATGTAGGAGAACTGCATAAGACCTTCCCCATTCATTGCGAATTAAAATATCATTCATATTAAAAGCCCAACAACTACCACGCCCATTTCTAAATCTTAACTTGACGTTCTTCTTGTATATCTTATTAAGTCTTTTAATTACTGCATGACATTGATCTTGTGAAAGATAACTTTGTTTAACCATCCATGACTGAGAATCTTCCCAGTCATAGACTTTTTGTTTTTGCTTATCCCTCATGCTACCTCCAATACTGTAAAGGTTTTGCATGTTTGAACTTTATCCCAAGTAGACCTTTTGATTTTCGTCCAATGGTTTTCTCTGTAAGTGCTAAGATGAGCAGGTCTAATCTTTACCCACTTCCAACCTATTTGACCAACTTGGAAAAGATGATAGCCATGAGATAATCTATTAGCCCTTTGAGGGTTATTATAAAACATTACAATGTCTCTCTTCTTTTTTGCTTCCTTATGTAATGGAAGCTCTTTGTATCTTTTTTTCATTTGATTCTCCTTTTTCAATTTATTAAAAATACTTCGCCTTAAAACTATTATAACACATCTTAAACCAAATTGGAATAGTTAATTTATATGATCATTTTACGTTTTGGATTAATTTGTGATAATATCCGATATGCAATGACTAAAAAAACGACTAGAACCAAATTAACAGAAGAACTGAAAACACAGTTAAGAACTGAATTTGTTCAGGGAATAGAGTTAAAATCAGGTGAGAGAAAACATTTTAGCATTGAAGATTTGATCAAAAAGTATAATGTAGCACCTGCTACCCTTTACAGAGCATCACAATCTGAAGGTTGGAAAGCACTCAGAGAACAATACAACATAGAACTTCAAGAAGAATTAAATAAACAAAGAGCAAAAAAACAAGCCAAAGAATCTATAAAGTTTGATGATAGGCTTTTGATCAAGGCTAATGATTTGATTGATCAGGTTACTTTTTATTTAAACATTAATGAAGATGCTATGAACATGGGTGGCAAACCACTTCAACCAACACAGTTTCTATCTTTGTGTAATGCACTATTGACTGCACAAAAACTAGGTAAGATTTCAATGGGAGAAATAACAGAGAATATCAATGTCAACTCAACCGTCAAAGAAGCAGAAGCCTTCAACTCAATTATGGAACTACTGGACACAGTTAAATCAGAACGCCTTAACAGCGACAGCGACCCATTACACTAATTGGCTTAAAACTGCTCGTACAAAACAATTAGCACCTGAGGGTGAATATCTAATATGGCTTGTGATGGCAGGAAGGGGTTTTGGTAAGACAAGATGTGGTGCAGAAGACATAGCTTTATATGCAATGAGAAATCCAAATGTTAATTGTGCTGTAGTTGCTCCTACTCATGGTGATCTTAGGCGTGTGTGTTTTGGGGGTGAAAGTGGTCTACTAAGTGTTATACCTAAAGAATGTCTTTTAAAGTCTAATGATCAAAAAGGGTATTCTTCAAGTGTGTCTGAAATTAGATTATGGAATGGGTCTAAGATTACAGGATATGCGGCTCAAGAACCTGAGAGACTTCGCGGACCGCAATATCATAGAGCATGGTGTGATGAAATAGCGTCTTGGAGATATCCTGAAGCTTTTGATCAGCTTATGTTTGGTCTAAGGCTAGGTGACAATCCACAGTGCGTGATAACAACAACACCAAAACCAAGCACACTTATTAAAGACTTAGTATCAAGAAATGATTGCTATGTAACAAGTGGCTCTACATTTGAAAACGAAGCAAACTTAGCAGAGTCTGCTTTAAAAATGCTTAGAGAAAGATATGAAGGCACAAATTTAGGTAGACAGGAGCTGTATGCAGAGATCATTGAAGACTTTGAAGGTGCTTTGTGGAGTTCTAATCTAATAGAAAAGGCAAGAGTACACGAGAAAAATGATCTTTCACAGATTATAGTTGCAATTGACCCTGCTGTTACAGCTAATGCAAATAGCGATGAAACAGGTATAGTAGTAGTAGGTAAGGATTATAATAATCATTATTATGTCTTAGAGGACTTATCAGGAAGACATCCACCTGAAAAATGGGGTAGAATAGCTATAAATGCTTTCTACGAATGGGAAGCAGATAGGATAGTAGCTGAAGTTAATAACGGTGGAGACTTGGTAGAAAGGCTTATAAGAAACATAGATAGTCAAATATCTTATAGAAGTGTAAGGGCAACTAGGGGTAAAATACTTAGAGCAGAACCAATCTCAGCTTTATATGAACAAGAGAGAGTTCACCATGTAGGTGCATTCTCAGAGTTAGAATCGCAAATGTGCAGTTATACAGGAGATACAAATAGTTCGCCTGATAGATTAGATGCTTTAGTATGGGGATTAACCGAACTTAGCAAGTCTAAAGGACAAGTAAACTGGAGAATAAGCTAATGGCACAACAAACATTTTTACAACGACTTTTTAATATTCAACAACAAGAAGTCAAACAATCAAACATGATGGGTTATTTTGGGGTTGGTACTGATCAACCTAAGAATTACAAATATGCAGATTTAGCCAAAGAGGGATATCTAAAAAACGCAATCGTTTATCGTTGTGTCAACGAAATATCTAAAGGTGCAAGTGCAGTACCCTTTGTAGTTAAAGCAGGAGATCAGATAATTGAACAACATCCACTCATTGACCTTCTTAATAGACCCAATCCTTTACAATCCTATTCAGAGTTCTTTAATAGCCTGTTTGGTTATGTGTTGCTTAGTGGCAATGCATATATACTTAAAGTAGGTGGAGAGACAGGTACGCCTAAAGAGCTACATCAATTAAGACCTGATCGTATTAATATTAAAGGTAGTGGTAACGCTATACCTGATAAATACGAATATTTAATAAATGGTAGGGTTCAAAATACCTATGATGTAGATCAAGACAATGGCTTTAGCGAAATTAAGCATGTAAAGCTATGGAATCCATTAGATGATTATTACGGATTATCTCCTATGAGTGCCGCGGCTATAGAGATAGATCAATTCAATATGTCTAGCAAACATAATGTAAATCTTCTAAATAATGGTGCAAGACCAAGTGGAGCTGTTATCTTTAAACCTAAAGATGATGCAGGTTTTGCTGTAAACCTTACAGAATCACAAAGACAACAATTACTTACAGACCTTAACAATAGATTTAGTGGTACTGCTAATGCAGGTAGACCTATGCTTTTAGAAGGAGACTTTGACTGGAAAGAGATGGGTTTAAGCCCTAAAGACATGGACTTCCATGCATTAAAGAATATGGCAACCACAGACATAGCCCTTTGCTTTGGAGTGCCTAGTCAGTTAGTAGGTGTTCCTGATGCTCAGACTTACTCTAATGTAGCAGAAGCAAGACTTGCTCTATATGAAGAAACTATAATTCCACATCTAAGAAAGATAGCTTCTGATCTTAATGAGTGGTTAGTGCCTTTATTTGACGATAGGCTTACCCTTGAATTTGATATAGATTCTATACCTGCACTTGCAGAAAGAAAAAAGAAGACTTACGAGAATGTGACTAGTGCTGTTCGTGAAGGTATTATGACCCGTAATGAAGCTAGGAAGATAATAGGTCTTGACCCAGTTGAAGGTGCTGATGATCTTTATATATCAGCTAATCTATTCCCACTTTCAGATAGTGATGTTCCTAAACCTGAGAATCCTATTAACGAAGAAGACTTAGAAGACTACGATGATGATGATGAGGTTGATAAAGAGATAGACTTCCTTTTACAAGAAGAGAAAGCTTTAGCAGACATAAATACAGTTCCTACCAGTGAAATGGCAGAAGAAGCTAAGAGAGGGCTTGAACTTAGAAAAAAGTTTAAAAGGGGTGGCACTTTAGTAGGTGTTGCTCGTGCAAATCAGTTAGTAGCTAAAGAAAGACTATCTATATCCACAATTAAACGAATGTATAGCTTTTTTAAAAGGCATGAAGTGGATAAACAAGCAGAGGGTTTTAGACAAGGTGAAGAAGGATATCCAAGTGCAGGAAAGATCGCATGGTTGCTTTGGGGTGGAGATTCAGGCTTTTCTTGGGCTAAAAGAAAGCGTCAACAAATAATTACAGAAGAAGATAAAGAGTTAGAACTGCAAAACCACATAGAAGCCAAAGAAGATGAAAAGGCTTTATCAGGCAAGGTTAAACAAGCCTTAGAAGGTAAAGTAGAAGATCATAATGAGAAGCATGGTGGCACTAAGACTAAAAGGGCTACTTTAAGAATGTTAGAAGCTGTATTTAGACGTGGTGTAGGTGCTTATAGAACAAACCCTAGTTCTGTAAGACCAAGTGTTAGTTCACCTGATCAATGGGCTTACGCAAGGGTAAATAGCTTTCTAAGAGCATTATCTACAGGCAAGTTTAGAGGTGGAAGGCACGATACAGACTTATTTCCTAAAGGACATCCACTATCTAGCAAAACATGAAGGTAGAACGTAAAAAGTTCAATACCTTTAGACAAGGTAGGATAAACGTAAGGGCTGAAGCTAGAAAACAGCTAGTTTTAAGGAATAATTTAGAAAAAAGGTTTTATAGACAACTTTCTAGCCTATTTAAGAAGTTTCTAAATGTACAGATGTACTTATACAAGCAATATGGGTTATATGAGCCACAAATAGCAGAACAAACCCTTAACGAAGACTTATTTCCTATTATTCACGCACATTACAAGCGTGTTTTTAAAGTTATCTTTAGATATAACGAATCTAAATATAATATTGACAAAAAACAAGATGAAGCTTTTGTTTTTGGTAGATCAATAGACTTTGAAAGCTTAGTAGAACAGTATTTTAATACTAGACAGCTAGTTTTAGCAGGTATAAGTATGCGATTAGCTACTCGTATTAGTAGTGTTATAGAGCAAGGTAGAGCCGATGATCTTACATTAGCACAGATTACCAAATTAGTTTCTGATAAGTTTTTACCTATTAGTAGAAGTAGATCAGCCCTGATAGCCCGTACAGAAACACATAATGCCGCAAGTTTTGCTAATAATGCTTACTTTAAAAAAGTAGAAGAAGACTTAGGCACTAAGATGCTAAAGAAGTGGGTGGCTACTAACGATAAAAGAACTAGATCAGCACATGCATTAGCTAACGGTCAGATCGTAGATATGAATGAAGACTTTATAGTAGGTGGTGTTCCTATGGAATATGCAGGAGACCCTAAGGGTGGTGCATCAAACGTCATCAACTGTAGATGTGTGATTATCTACGCTGATGAAAGAGATATGGAATCTTAATCTATCTATTGACCATTTGAGAAACAAACTTAATATTAACAAATTCACTTTGTGGAATATTATTATCATCAAGCCATTTACCTAGTTCTTTATTGACATTGAATCTATCAACATCAATATAAGTACCTTTATATTCATATCTAAAAAACATTATGCTACCTCTCTTTTGCTAATATTTTGTGGTTTGTAATAACCAACTCCCCTAGAATCACAATCTGCAATAATTCTTTTTGGTGTAAATCCAACAACAGTTCCCCAAACTAGATATGTACCATCATCTTCTAGTGTTGATTTTGGCATAAAACTAGCAATGTTTACCCAAACCTTTTCACCTATTTCAAATTCTTTTTTATTCATTATGACATCACCTCTACATCAACATTATTACCAAATAAAGCAGGTTGATAAGTTGAATCAAAAAGATATTTTATTTCATACACTTTTTTCATCCCATAAGGTGAGTTCTTCCAACTAGAAACAACACCTATCTTATTTTGATATGAATATTTTGCATTTCTATTCATATTAATAACTGTGCCTTGTTCTAGGTTTTCAATTTTTGTTTTGTTTTTTGAGTTTGTCATTTTATTTTACCTTGCCATTTAAGGCTGTTTTCAATTTATACAACTATTATAACCCCGTTATGGATTACAATACAAGTATTATTAGGATTATTTTAAATATACCTATATATTGTGCTTATTTAAGCAATAAGATACTATATAAAGTAATATGCCTATACTAAAATCAACTAAGGTTGTGTTAAGGCAAGATTTTAAACTAGATGTAGGGAGATGACACTATGACGAGTGAATATACCAATTCAAACCAAAGATTAGATGTCTGTACTAGTGAGTACGATTCAAACAAAGAAGATTCTATTCAGAATGATGAGAAGCATGTAAGAGCAGTAGAAGAAACAGAGGACTCTTATATTATTGAGTTTGGTAAAAGTAAACCTGATGTAGAAGAAACTGTTGATGAGATGGAAGACTCTAAAGAAGTAGAAAAAGAGTCTATAGAAATTAAATCTAGCATTAAAGCCTACAACGATGATGAAGAAGACAAGAACTATGGAACATTTGAAGGATATGGTTCTGTTTTTGGAAATAAAGACTTAGGTAATGATGTTATAGAATCAGGTGCATTTACAAAATCCCTAAAAAGAAGAAAACCACAAAACGTAAAGCTTTTATATCAACACAAGTCTGATATGCCTATAGGCGTATTTGATGAGATCAGAGAAGACGATCATGGCTTAGTTGTTAAAGGCAGACTTGCTCTTAAAACACAGGCAGGTGCAGAAGCCTACGAATTATTAAAAATGGGTGCTTTAGATGGTCTATCAATAGGCTTTAGAGTAAACCCTAAAGAAGTTTCATATGATAAGCGTGGTAACAAACGTATTATCAAAGAAGTAGATTTGATGGAAGTATCGTTAGTAACCTTTCCTATGAACCCTCAGGCAACTGTTCGTTCAGTAAAAGGTGAAGATATCTCTATTAGAGAATGGGAGAAAGGACTGCGTGACGCTTTTCAGCTTTCTCGTTCAGAAGCAAAAATGTGTGCAAAAGCACTTGATGATTGTTTTGATCAGCGTGATGCTGATACAAATTCAGACTTGGTAGATGCCATAAAGAACTTAACTTTAACCTTAAAATCTTAATAGGAGATTATTATGTCGGAAGATATAAAAAATGCTATTTCTGATCTAGGTCAAACTTTTAATGAATTTAAAAAAGTAAACGACCAAAGACTAGAAAGCATAGAGAAAGGCGAAGGTACAGCATATGTAGACGAGAAATTATCTAAATTAGAAGCCAAACTGGATTCTTTTGAAGATGTAAATCAAAAACTTACAACTGCTGAAGCTAACGCTGAAAATATCAAAAGCCAAATAGAAAAACTAGAAACGGTTGTAAGAAGACCAAACTCAGGTTTTACTACTAAGCAAGTAGATGAATACATGGGTGCGTTTGATTCATATTGCAGAAAAGGTCTTGAAGGTCTTGATGTAATGGAAAAGAAAGCATTAACAGTCAGCAATGACTCAACTGGTGGATATTTAGCACCACCTGAATATGTGAGAGAATTAATCAAAACGATTACTGAAATGTCACCTATCAGAAGTCTTTCTAGAGTTAGAAGCACTAGTGCTAGAAGTATACAAGTGCCTAAAAGAGAAGCTACTTTTGCCGCTCAATGGGTTGCAGAAAGTGGTACTAGAAGCGAAAGCACACCTAGCTACAGAGTTGGTTTAGAAGAGCTACCTGCACACGAAATGTATGCATTAGTAGATATTTCTGAGCAAGACTTAGAAGACTCAGTATTTGATCTAGAAGCTGAAATGCAATCTGAATTTGCTACGCAATTTGCAGTAGCTGAAGGAAGTGCATTTGTTAATGGTGATTCAGTAGGTAAGCCTGAAGGCTTTTTGCAGAATGCATCTGTTGGCGAAGTAACTTCAGGTTCAAACACTGCTTATACTGCTGATGATTTAATTGGATTAGTACATAGTATTAAATCTGATTATTCTAAAAATGGTACATGGGTATTTAACAGAAATACACTAAGTAACATTAGAAAACTTAAAGATGATGCAGGACAATATGTGTTTCAAGCAGGTATGTCATTACAAGGTGGTGTAACAAATACTATTCTTGGTCATCCTTATGTTGAAGCAACAGATATGCCTAATGCGACACAAGATGCTTCTATGATTGCTTTTGGTGATTTTAGAAGAGGATATATGATTGTAGATAGAGTAGCTTTATCAGTATTAAGAGACCCATTCACACAAGCGACTACTGGAAATGTAAGATACATTGCTAGAAGAAGAGTTGGTGGACAGGTAATCTTACCTGAAGCTATTGTTAAACTAACCCAAAAAGCGTAAGCGAGGTATATTATGAGAGATTTAGGAAATAATCTTGTATCAGTACAAAGTCTTGCTTCTGCTGTGACAGCAGGAAATGATGCTACAGTGAATGCAACTGCAGTTGATTTAAAAGGCTTTGAAGGTGCATATGTGAACGTAAACACTGGTGTTGAAGGCGTAGCTCTATCTAATAACTTAAAAATTGAATTTAAGTTAATGCATGGAGATGCTACTAACGCATTAGTTGCTGTTGAACAGAAAGATGTAACGGATAGCTCAGTTACTTCAGGTGTTTTCTTAACACTTGATGACAATGCTGAAACACCACAAACATCAAGCATCGGTTATATTGGTGGAAAAAGGTATGTAAGCGTTGATGTTGTCTTCACAGGCAATCATTCAACAGGCACACCTATGTCTATTGATGTTATCAAAGGCTATGCACGTCATAGTGAAGGAGCAAGTACAGTAACAGTAGCTTAATTGCTATTTTGTACACTGGTGGGGTGAAATACCCCACCTCTATTTAAGGAATAAATTATGTCAAAAAAATATAAAATTCTAAGACCAAAACCATGTATTGTAGATGAAGATACTAGGAAACTAGAACTACAGCCTGTTGATAAAATAATTGATGCAGATACTGATTTAATGAAAGCCAATATGGAAAGATTTGAAAGCATGGGTTGGGCTATGGAAATAAAAATGGACTCTGTAGAAGAAACTGTAGAAATTGAAGCAGAAGTAAAACCAAAAAGGGCAAGAAATAAAAAAGGTCAATTAAAAGCTGATGACCCATCTACTCCTGATGTTGATGAAGCATGGGAAGGTGGAGAAGCACCAAAGAAAACAGCTAAAAAAACCACAGCTAAGAAAACAACAAAAAAGAAAACTACTACTAAGAAAAAGTCTTAATATTTCTTTTTATTGTATGTAAAGAATTAATGGCTTAGAATAGATGAATGGCAGTCAAGATACCAAGCGATACTATAAGTAAACTAGAAGCACATGAACGTGAATGTGCTATTAGATACGAGAATATAGATAGAAGGTTAGAAAGTGGTTCAAAGAGATTTGATAGACTT